TTCAGGCATGCCCGAGAATGCGGTTCCCGTAGTGCTGTTATACGCAAGCGTCACGTTTGCCGTTACCGCCGGGCTTCCGCCGGTTGATGCCGTGCCGGAGGTGTAAACCGGGGCATCACCGAAAACGACTACAGGCAGCGAGGAGGATGTGATTGCCCCACCCACGTAAGGACTGACCGCCTCGGTTATCAGTACGGTACCGCCGTTGTCCCGCGCGACGAGGCCGGAACCAGTGAGCCCCTCGGTGATGGCTGCCAGCAGTCCCGACATCGAGATATAGTTCGCTACCAGCGACACTGTATAGGTGGTGCCCTGCCAAGTGATCATGAAAGTGCTGGAGCTGGTCGAAAAGTCGTAGGTGACGGGAGCCGCACTGGCCTGAATTTTTGCTGGACTGCCACCCTCGCCAGGCACCGCATCCTGACCCGGGGTATAGGACGCAATGACGAGGTCATAATCGACGCTGTTGAAACTCAGCGTCACCGGCATACCCGCTACGGGAGCAAGTTCGGTAAGCAACGAGCTGGCAAAAACACTGTAACCAGAAGAGGTGGAGATCAGATAATTTGTCGGCGCCTTAATTTCAACGATGGCCCCCGTTACCCAGCTGTCCGGAAGAGAATTATCGTCCTCGTCGTCATCGTCACCATCATCCGTATCAAGGCCTGTAAACGTTACGGATGCACCAGAAACCGTCATGCTGTAAGCGATAACATCGTCGGAATCAGGTGAGGTCTGGGCCATATCCAGCCCTGTTCCGCTTGATGTTCCACCGACCTCTGTCGAGTTGAACCAGTTCTCGCTGCGCTCATCGCCGGAAACATCCGCGCCGGGCGGAAAATAGGTGATGCTGAATCCCGGCAGCGTTGAAGCTGGCGTACTGCCAACCCGGATATCACCATTGGTATAAATCAGTTCACCGACACCGAGACACAGCAGCATCTGGACGCGCATTTTCGTAGGATCAGCAGCGTCGAACCGGGTCACAGGCTGGACCACATAATCAGGGTAGATACGCACCCGGCCAAACACCTCGCGAATCGGATCACCCAGCTTTGCGGTATTTGCCTTCGCCGGGTTCAGGTCGAGACTGCGCCCTGTGGATGATGTATAGCCCCCCGTATCGATACTGCTCATCATAAACAGCGAATAAGCTGCTGCAGCAACGGAGATACCGACACCTATCCACGCGATGGTGGCGGCCTCCAGCCCGAAGGGCACCGGATAAAGCCGGACATCACTTTCAGGGTGGATCACGCAAGTAGCCCACTCGCCTGGCGGAATGGACAGACCGTCAACCTCAATGGTCAGCGGCGGCACATCCCGATCCTCGTAACCTTCAACATTCACCGCCAGCCAGTTTCGAAGGCTGGTTACGCCATGTTCATGCGTTTCGAGAGGTTCACCGGGAAGCCGGGACGGGTAAAAACGAATGGTCATTGCCAGAACTCCACTTTGACAAATCGCCGCTTAAACCGCGCTAACGGAAGAAACGTTACGTTAGAGCCTGGATTGCATTCCGCCACATGCAGCAGGCCATCAATACTGACGACAATCCCCACATGGGTGACGGCTGAGCCGGAATAGCAAGCTACGCCAGCCCCTTCGCAGGGGTCGCAGCGCTCCAGGGTAAGCATCATTTGACGCGCCTCCCGGTCGAGGCCGCCGTCGTCTTTCGTGACCCCGGCAAAATCAGGCCAGAGAGGCAAGCCCAAATCGCGGCGTATCTCGTTCACAATGCCAAAGCAGTCGAGATCCGGCCATGAGCGCCCGCCCTTCAGCCAGGTGACTGAAAGGTATTTATCAGGGTTAAACATGATGGATTCCTTAGCTTATATAACGTAGTCCGGGGAAGACAGGGAGCGTGTAGCGGTAACGCGGCCAGGCCATATCGAGGACATTCATATAGCCCGCAGTGATCTGAACCTCTGTTGCCGTCCAGTAACCCGACTTGATTTTCAGCGTATACGGTACCGCCGCAGGCGCGGCTAAATCCGTGGAGATAAAACTGCGGTATGTCAGCGATGCAGATAACCTGTTAGCCAGGGCATTGCGGATCGTCGTGGACACAACACCATCGACATTACACAGGGCGAATTTCAAATCTTGCGTACCGTCCGCGTTGCGCGCCGGCAGCGCAATGTCAATCGCGCAGGCGGTAAACGTTACGGTATTGCCGCTCTCTGTCGTCGCCGTAATATCCTCATACCCCTGGCACAGGTAGTGAACATCTGACCCAACGGTGATCTGCAGCGTTTCAATGATCACCTCCGGCCCGCTGCTGGCATAGAGCCTGTTAAGTCTTGTCATGCTTCAGGCCACTCCCTGTTAACTGCAAGATCAAGAATATCGCTGTTCACAATGAAGTCAGGGAACTCGGCCCAGCCAGGTGGTAACACGGGCCTTTCCCATAATTCCAAAGTTGCAGTAAACATCCACTTTCCCGGTTTTACCGGGGTCGGACCTTCATAAATATCGACGAAACGGCACTTATAAGGCTCAATACCCATTGGAGTTTTGAGTACCATATAAAACCAGGAAGTACCGTCGGTGATAGTTTCGCGGAACCAAGCTTCAAATAGCTGAGCCTGACCATCACTTTTAAATAGCCACTTAACGCTACTTTGTGTTGGTGTTGACAAATACCTACGTCGTTGTCGTGCTCTCCCCGTTATCATTTCAGTTCTTAATAACGGTGATACAGGTTTAAACCCATAACCATCATAAAGGGGAACAGGAAGATAATCATGTGGGTAATAAATATCTGCCATTATTTCATTCTCCGTCCCGGATATACTGACCTTATCGCGCGCCCATATTCTTCTGTCGGCTCCATAACCTGAGAGGTCAGATATTTCACAAGACGCTTTTCAGACTCTCTCTGCCGCTTATCAAATGAGGCAAGCATTGCATCATCTGGCTTACCAGAAAAGGTATTATGAAATTCAGCTACAATTGGACGGCCACCAGTAGTCCTTTGCTGCCGAACCTGGTCTAACGTCGCATCCAGTTTGGCAGAAGTTCCAGCGGTAGTTACCCTTTCTCCTTTTTTCAATAGCCAAGTTCCCGTCTCAGGGATTTTATCAATACCATCATGGGCCATACCTGCTAATGCTGATGCGGATATAGCTGCGACAAGAGGTGTTGTGACGCCAGCGGCTGCGGCCAGTGCAGCGGGCGCAAGGCCAGGTCCAACGATTGGGATTGCTGCGGTGGAGGCATATGCCGCAAGTTGAGCTTGCAGCGCTGTTGCCTGAGCATTAGCTATCATCGGAGAAACGGCCGTTGCCTGAGTGGTCTTTCCTACTAGCAGCTGAATGCCCTGATATACCAACCATTGAGCAGCAAGCTGAGTCAACGTCTGGATGACAGTTTTTCCGAAACCTTCGATCATATTACTCAGGGCATCACCGGCATCTTCAGACTGAGTAGCAAGGTCATATAAACCCTGCTGAAGAGTGCTCGTAACTCCGCTCAGCGCAGTATTGGTCGCCTCCGCTGCAATCTGGTTATAATTAGTGGCCATATCGGCATAATTTTGCCAGGAAGACTCTACACCAGCCAGCCAGTTACTCCGCATTTCATCCTGAGCGGCATAATAGCCCTCAAGAGCAGACAGCTCTTTCTTGTAGCCTTCATCTTCCAGGTTTCCACCCTGGTTCTGCCAGCCCTGCCGCAACTGTGCACGCTCAATATTCCGTTGACTGTCCCTGTCGCTTAAGCCTGCGCTCTCGGTGATAGCTGCTGTTTTTTCCCGCATCTGAGTAACATACTTCAGCGAGTTATCCTGCAGTTTATTCAGGCGCTCCTGAGCGGAAATCTGGTCCCCCAGCTTTGCATTAACCTCCGCCTGAGCCAGAACCTTATCTTTGCTGGCAAGTAAAGACTGCTCCTCTTTGCTGAGAGCGCGGGTTTGTGCCGCCTCTTCAATAACGGTGAATTTTGCCTGCAAAGACCATAGTTTTTTCCGCTCCTCGCTGATAGTATCGTTTAGACCTTTATGCTGCTGAAGTACTTTCAACTGGGTCATCAATTGCAGGGTTTCGGCGCTGGTCTGGTCGGAAGTTCTGTCGCCTGCGGATACAGTTACGCCTTTCTGTTTTGGCTTTTTCGGGTCTTTATATTTTTCTTCAATTCCTTTTTTATACTGAGCAATCTCTTCAGCACTCAGCGCCTGATTTAGCTTTTTACGCTCTTCAATGTAGCGATTAAGTCGCTGGTATTCCTGTGCGCGCTGCTGTTCTTTCGTCAGCCCTGCATCAGCAATACTTTGAAAATGTTTTTGATTAGCCAGGGAGCTGCGTTCCAGGGCAGCCTGACGCTCTTTCTCCTCTGATTTCCGTTGTTCGGCATGAAGTTGATCGGTGATAGAATTAACCGCTTTACGGGCCTGGTCTGCAGCTCTCTCCAAGCCTATACGCTGCTGGCCCTGTACATTGCCGCGCAGAGCTTTGTCCAGTTCATATAACTGGTCAGTTGCATCTGCAAGTTGCTTCTGAAGAGAATCCTGTTTCCCAAGATCAAGAAGCTTATTCCACATCCACGAAAATGCATCGCCTACGGCATTTGCAGCCCGTTCCAGAAAGCCCATATTCTGCTGGATATTATCGGCCACATCCTTAAAGCCGCTCGCTGCCAACGTATTGGCATAATTCAGGGCCTCAGTATATTTTCCGGCTTCCTGCAGGGAATGGACATAATCAAGCTGGGCGGCAGTCACATGCCCGTACTGTTCTGACATGGCCTTAAGCCCGGCTTCGGGATCAGATGTTATTTTCCCGAAAATTTCAGCCAGTTTGTTGACTTCTACCCCTGCCACATCAGAAAGCCGCGCAATATCAGAGGCAATGGCCTGGTAATTTCCCCCCAGGTCTGCCCCGGCACTGGCCAGAGCGATGACGGCAGCCTTTGCTTTGGTAAATGAACTACCAGAGTCTTCCAGTTGCTCCGTAACAAACAGCAGATTATTCGCTGTCTGTCCTGCCTTATTCCCCGTTAACTCCAGTGTTTTTGTGTAATCAGAAAGCGTTGACTGTCCGGTATAAAATGCATATCCCAGTGCACCAACTGTCGCTCCAAGCGCGGTAATGCCAAGTGTTACCGGATTAAGAGACCCCATGAGAGCGCTGAATGTGGGTCTCAGCCCGCCAAAGGAATCCTTAATTTGCCCTCCCTGCTGTAGCAGAATCAGCCATGGGCTCTGACCACCAGCCAACTGTGTGGCAATATCCGTAAACTGCGCAGGCAGTGTTCTCATTGCTGCACGATATTGCCCCACAGATATGCCAGCACGCTTCGCTGCCAGTTCTTCACGCGCAAATGCTTTTGTTACCTGTTCACTGCTGGTATTTGCATTTTTGCCAACGCCAGCCAGCTGACGGTTCAGGCGTGTGACTTCTTCATCAAATTTTGCGCTGTCGCCATCAATTTTTACGACCAGATCACCCACTGGCTGGGACATAGCGGACTCCTCCGGGTATGCTTTCAGCTATTGACATTAACTGTTCATCAGATAATTCATCGCTGACGTCTGCCAACATTCCCAACAGGCTGAAGTCGGCGACGGAAAGGTTATGTTTACTGGGATCGGTGAACAGGCAAACGGCGAGGTGACTCAGGCTGGCAAAATGGCTGTCAATCAGTTCATCCATAAAATGGTGTTCCTGATAAAACTCCCCCCATTCCAGCCATTCACGCGAGGACATTTCTGCAAGCATGGCACGCCAGTCAGGGCGACCAAATTCCCTGGCCAGTTTCATGGCAAATCGTCGTGCACTGGTCAGGACTTTTCCAGAGAAAGCGGCTCCATATCTTCTTCTGGATCGCTACGTTCCGTTACAGCCATTCCTGACAATTCCCGTACCATCGTCGCCGCACGTGTCAGAGCATCGGTACCATAATCACTCAGAACTTCGTTCATCAGCTCCGGGATATCGCGATTTTCATCAGAAGCCTGGGACAGCGAAAGCGCCACAAGCATGGCATAATCACGAATGGCCAACAAAGTAACCGCTTTAACTGTTTCATCTTGCGATGCTCCCTCAGCAGGGAGAGTATTTTTCGCATCAAAGACATATTCCAGATATTCAATGCGATTTAGCGCTGATAATTCGTAAAGTGTTACCATGTCCTCACCAGCAGTGAGAACATCCTTTTTAAGTTTGCTCATAGAAATACTCCTGAGCGGCGCCGAAGCGCCGACGGTGAAAATAATTTACACGGTAGTGGAGGCGTTATCTTCAGCCAGAGACGGTTTGCCTTTATTGGTAATTTGTGCACTACGGGTAATCACTTCGTTTCGTGAAATAGTTTTTCCCAGACTATTTACCCAGCCGGTGAATACATCGACGGCACCATTTGGATATTTAATTTTGTAGGATTTCTCGTCACCACTCATAAACCAGTCAATAAGATCCTTCTGGCCTGATTCACCCGGTTTCCATGCTAGTGTCACGCTGGTTTGACCGGCTGACTTAACACCCTGAGCTGTTGAATCCCAGTCAGGCGCATCATCATCAATATAGGAATCATCATATGACTCTGCAGTCAGTTCCCCAGGTGTTAATTCCTTAACCTTTGCCGTTCGTGTCCAGCCGACATCACTTAACGGATCATCGTAGGGATCACCAGTTCCGGTATAAATCCAAAAAGTAGTCCCGGCACCTTTCGTCGGCGTGGTAGGTGTTGGAGTTGGCATATAGTCCTCACATAATATAAGTCAGGGAATATTGGAGATCGGCGGAACCCCATGTAGTGGCTTCATCGTCTCGTTGATAGTCGTACCCGACAACGCTGATGGTCTCGACAAGACTCGTAAGGTCAGGGACGGTTTCCATCGCCGGATATATGCGGGTTTCCATCCATTTATCCAGCTCACTATCGGTAGCAGTTGCTTTAAGGAATACTTCAATGTGAAGGACAGCCTCCCACTCTTCCTCATCAATACTGCCGCCCGTCGCCTTTGCATCGGTAAGATATACTGCGACCGCGGGTAACTCTTCTGGAGCCAGGAAAGCTGGCCGACCGTCATACCAGAATATTTTTCCGGAGTTGATTGACTTCAGTTTGTCCAGAACAGCTTTTCGTATTTGCGGGTGAATCATTTTGTCACCAGCCTTATCTGATTTTTGATCGCAGCCAACATTTCTTTTTGCATATCAGATGCTATCAGTTTGGGAAGTTCTTCTTTGAATGCAGTAGTCAGGGGGGTGGACAGAGGTATTTTCACCACTTCTACCGGGTAACGAGATTTACTGGTTCGTCGAAGAACATGCCAGCGACCATTATTAAGCTGTTGCACAAAAGCGCCAGGGAAGCTGAAATTCCCGATCTTCAGAACGCTTCCAGAGCTGCCGCTATCACGCTTACGCCGCGAAAGCTGAACGCGGACATGACCCAGCTTTATTGCCGGGAGATTCCCACGATTTACTCTGATGGTAGCCATTGGTTTTTTAGGGCTTGCCCGTTTAAGTTTGGCGCGCTGCATGACCAGTTTGCGCTTAACCTTAGTCTCTTTCGCCACTCGCGTAGAGCTGCGGCTGATTGCACGCCCAGCCACCCGGTTAATGGACTGGGATGTCGCCCGAGGAATGGCATTTTTACTGATATTGCTCAGGTTCTGCCTGAGCTCTTCCAGCCCTTTAATCGTCACCTGTGACCTCCTCAATCCATATTTGCGGCTTACCATTAAAGAGGAGCCAGCGGGTAACGGTGTAAACCTGACTTTTATAAATAACCTCATCTCCCCGCGCCGGCTGATAGCCAGCGCTGAAAATAACCAGGTTAATCCCATCCCCCGCGACCGGCCCCAGCTCAGGCAGCAGGTGACTTTCAACAGCAATATGCTCATCGCCATTAATAGTCACCGTTCTGCCCAGCCTTTTCGCCGTCAGTTCATCCATCCTGCCAACCATATTGTCAAAGGCATTAGCCATTGATTTTGACTTCCAGGACGGTAACGCCTGCCGCAGCATCCTCCCAGGCAGTCCCGGCTAACACCGCATCGGTGTCATCCAGCTGAACATTTCCAGCTTTGAGATATACCTTTTCCCCGGCGGTCACGGCATCAGCTGGCAGCTTAGGTAAAAGAAAGACACCTTCAGCGAATCCGTCGCCTACATCACCCGGCTGAATATCGGTAATTGCAACCGCAATCATCCCGCCTAAAGAAACGGGTGTACCGCTGAGAATTTCCTCGGTACCAGAATTTTTCACGGGGATGGTTTTGCCGTCTTGCACATAATTTTTAGCCATAACGTCTCCTGTCAGCCCCGCAGGGCTGATTTCAGGTATAAAAAAAGCCCTTCCGGGCGTCGTTTTCAGAACTGTAATGATTACTGGCCGCTGGATTTCACCAGGCCGCGGTAATCAAGCGGCGCCACACCGGCATCGATACGAACTTTTGTAGCGATACCGTCAGTGGTAAACCCTTCCTGCTGATCAATGTAAGGAGTATCAACACCATTCAGATACGCCACTTCGATGGTGTCCGTCCCTTTTGCCGCCATCAGATACCAGGCTTTTGCGTCAGCTTCGTCAAGGCGGGCCTCTGCAATCACATCTGCAAAATTCTGGATCGGGTTAATAATCCCAGCGTTGATATCCGCCCCTTTTACGCTCGCTGATTTAATCGTCTGGTTAGCCAGTGTCTCCAGCGCGACCGGCACCAGCATAAATGCCGGGCGGATGTTCAGAGATCGTTCTCCCTCTTTCTGCAGGCGCATCAGTTTACGGGCATCGTCCAGGCTGCTGACGGAAATAGCACCGGTGGACAGGTTCTTGTGGTCTGCGTGGAATAACGCCTTACCATCTGAGAGTTTTGGGTTTTTGGTCAGAATGGCGTAAACAAGGTCACCGATAGTCGCCTTAGCGGCACGGCCCATTTTCATCGGAACATCTGTGAGCTGGTTCAGATCATCATTAATGATTGCCTGGCGAGTGATGGAAAAAATTTCTCCGTAGGTGGCTAGCGCGATGGTTTCACCTTTATCGCCGGTAGTCACATACTTATATTCAGCGCCTTCGCGAACCTGCCGCAGAGACGGGAATCCGCCCATCCCCACACGATGCGCTGTCTTAAAGTCCGACAACTGGCCTTTCTTTGTCCACTGTTCAAACGTTTCTGCAGCTTCGTCCCAGCCCTGCAAAATCGATTTGTTGGCGACATCAAGAAGGATGTTGCCAAAATCAGAGGTGCTATGCGTCAGCGCCAGCCCTACCATCTGCATCGGGTTATAGCTGGATACGCCAATTCCCCGCTCAGTCAGGGCCATGCGGGCATGTTCACGCAGGGTCATGCCGTTGTAGACATTGTCACGTTCCTGATCTTCAAATCCGGCACGCGCCATCAATGCCTGGCGAATACCATCGGCGACAAAATTACCGTTACCTGCATGAATATGCGCTGGCGTGGTTTTCGCCGATGGTGAAGCATCTTTACCCAGCAGCGCCAGCAGTTTGTCTTTAGCCTGATCGACAGAACAATCCATATCTGCTACACACTGCGCCTGCAGTTCGGCGTGTTTACCACCAAACATTGCAAAGAGGTTGTTAATACCATTAACGCGCTCTTTTTGCTCTGCGATAACCTGAGCACGGATGGTGTTTTCGTCGGGTTGGCTCACCACCGGCTGCTGCACTTGTGGTTGCTGCGGATCGCGCTGAGTGGTGGCTCGCGGCGGCGTTACCATGTTGCGAATACTTTTTGGCATCTTTTCGAAGTCCTCAATACGTTTAGACTGGATACAGGCCATCGCCTGAAGAGAGGGAGTGGTCTGGTCGGCAAAACCCATCGCGACGCATTCTTTGCCGTCCATCCAGGTTTCATCTTCCAGCATTGCCGCTATTTCATCGGTGCTCTTGCCGGTTTTCTCTGCATACGCAGGGATCAGAACAGATTCAACTTTATCCAGAAGTTCTGCATAATCACGCATATCGTTGGCATCGCCACCAGCAAAGCCCCAGGGCTTATGGATCATCATCATGGTATTTTCCGGCATGATGACCGGGTTACCCACCATAGCAATAACCGACGCCATAGACGCAGCCAGACCATCGATATGAACGGTAATTGACGCACCATGATGTTTAAGAGCATTAAAAATGGCGATGCCATCAAAGACATCGCCACCAGGTGAATTAATGTGAAGGTTAATGTGACTGATATCGCCCAGCGCTTTCAGATCGTTAACAAACTGTCTGGCTGTCACGCCCCAGTAGCCGATCTCATCGTAAATGTAGATTTCAGCCTGATTATCGGCGCTGGCCTGCATACGAAACCACGAATTACTTCTTGCGCTGGCTTTCGGACGACGAAGCGTCCGGTTCTTTGACTTCGGCACTGGTGCCTCCTTTATCGTTTGCAGGATCGGTGTCATACACCAGTCCCAGTTCGCGGTTATCATCAACTTCAGCCTTGCGACGACGTTTCACATCATCCGGATTGCGTCCGCTAGCTCGCACCCAGTCAGATTCTGTCGCAGCACCACCTCGGATTTGCGCTTTCCAGGCATTAGCCTCTTTAACTGGGTCGATCCACGGCATGACCGGACCGGAATAAACTGCGGTGTAAAGCGACGCCATATCCAGCCCACGTGGTAGCTGAATTTCGCCAGAAGCCACCGCCATTTTTAACCAGTTTCGGTACATTGGCCGGGTAATTGCTCCGATGAACCAGTCCTGGAGGATCAGATAACCGTCTGTTGATTCAACCAATTCCTGGCGCTGAGCGCTGTACGTTCCATCGTAATTTCTGGCTGTACTGGAGAAGCTGAGACGAGCACCAGCAGCAACGGCGCGCAATTGCCCATTTCTGAATGTTTCAAGGTTAGGGTTTGGTCTGTCAGATTTGATCATCCCGATGTCTTCACCGGGCAGGAGATCATCATAGATAATGCCTGGTTCAATCATTACATCACGATTATCTTTGCTGTTCTCATCCGTAAAACTTTGCCCGTCCCCTTTTTTTATGTACATCCCCAGGGCGGCGGCTATGCGTGCGGCAGTTAACTCCGCATCCTCGTATTCTTTCAGCGCACTGAGGCGCATGAGAACACCAGAAAGGAGAGACGTCCCTCTGGTTTGATGAAGGCGACGGGTAAATTTGAGATGAAGCATATTCCCGGCATCAATATCTTTCGTATCCAATTGACGGCCGGTAACAGGCAGACTTTTATAAACCAGGTACTTTTTCGGGCGTCCCCAATTATCGACATAAACCCCCTGACAAAGTTGCTGTGACTCATTGTTGGTCATCGGCACAAAATCAGCCTCTAGCGCTTCAAGCCAGAAAGGTACACCAGCCACTGGATCAAGTCCCTGCGCTGAGCCACTCACCATCTGAGCGAAAATTTCCCCGTCCCTGAGCCAACTCCTGAGCATCAACCGCTCAAGCATCGGGCGGGTAAACTGTCCCGTAACCTCAGGGCTGACTGACCATTCGGCCCACTTCGTTCTGATTTGTTCTGCCAGTTTTTTTGCGATATTTCCGTTTTTTAGTACCGGGTGTGGCTCAACAATAATTCCTTTAGCTCCAACTACCCTTTCCTCGAGCTTATCGAATACACCAATAACCAGATCGTGGTTATTGTCCAACCAGCGAGCCTGTTCTCGAAGTGAAACAGCTCCCATCTGACTAAGCTGGTTAGCGGAACGATTTTCCCTGCGGGCCTTATGCGTACGAGTAGGCTTAACAGCTTCATATGCCTGTATCATTGCTCTCGAACGTAACCTCGCAGCTTTCCAACCAGGGGAAAAGACACCAATCGCATCATCTAACAGGCTCATGGAAACCTCGCGAGCTTATAACCGGGTCGCCCGTTACGCTGAGCCAGCAGGGAAGCAAGACGACGCTCCCATTCCTGACGCCCCTTGCGGATTTCAGACAGGTTCTCCAGCGTCATCTGCTGCCCGTTGAATGTTATAGACTTTCCATCCAGCACAGCTATTTCCGCATCGGTATAACGCTGGATAATGGATTCAATATCGGTTTGTTTCACACCCAGCCTCCTGATGATGTAGTCCACGGGTTGTTTTCGACATCCGTCTTATTTGCCTTCCGTTTTTTTCTGCTATGGGTCGTTTTTGCTGATAACGTGGGTGACGCTTCGCCAGTTTCCGGCGTGCTTTCTTCAATCCACGTTGCCCGCCTCGCCCATTCAGGCGCATCCGGCCATTTGATCTTTTCGTATCCGTGCAATATGGCCAGCGCATCGGCATAAACGAGTAGATCGAAAGCTTCATTCGGACCTCGGCCCGGTTTGCTCCATTTTCCATCGGGTGAACGTTCCTCATAGGTCAGCTCATCGTAAAACCAGCTGCCGAGCCATTTAGGGAAATGCACATAGTTCGGGCCGGGTGATTCTCGCCACAGGGCGTTATTCACCTGATCTTTGAGCGCATCAGTCTGAAGAAGGTAAAGCGGCACATCGCCAGCGGCTTTTGCCCGGCGAGTTGATCTGTCAGTGTTATCAGGAAATGTTCGGGTAATTAGTTTTGAGCGTCGGACACTGTCGCCCTTGAAGAGGAAAATCTTTTTACCAAGCCCATCCCGGCGGCACTTACGCCAGAACTTGTAGGCGTTATCGGTGACACCATCCTCACCGCCGGAATCGACAGCCATCGCCATGATCCGCATGCGTTTTGAAGGGTTACTCGCTAAGGGCCATGACTTTTCGAACACGTCAGACAAAAGTAAATCCCAGTCTTCCGGGTAACTTGCCGGATCGATGGAGTAGCATTCACCGTGCTCGTTTGCCCGCAGAGACTGGCGGATGTTGTAGCGATCGACCAGCCATCTCTCACCCTGCTCACCGTAGCCAGTCACCTGAACCACGAAACGACGGGATTTACCGCCCTGCACATCAACGGTTGCAGTCATAAAGAGCACACCATCTGGTACAGATCGCTTCGGCACGTCTTCAGCGCGTCGTTCGAGCAGCTCACTCTTACGTTGTTCGAGACTGGCTCGGGGTAGATAAGGCCGACCAAAGTCGGTATTAACTACCGTTTTCAGCGTCTCTTCACTCTGGGTGGACTCATATTCCTGCTCAGCAGTCAGGAATTTGTATATCATCTGCGACCATGTCTGATATGCAGCCGCAGGCCCCTCCATCCAGAATGAAGCGATGCGTGATCGCCGCGGCTCCCCAAATCTGTTGCCATCACGGTCTATTTTTTCTCCATCGCGTAACCAGACATGGCGGATATTCAGTTCACGTTTCATATCTGCGGTGATCCTGCCTTTGCAGGCCGGGCACTGGAGATATGCAGACTCACTTGCCACAACGGGATCAAGGGAATCCCGGTAGCCCGTCATATTTGCAACCTCCGGCTGAAAATATTCTCCGCAATGCGGGCAAGGCCAGTAAAGGCGGCGGCGGTCACCACGATTAAACAACGATAATATGCCGGTAGTCGGCGGTGCCTCATGTGCAGTGTTTGGTCGCCATTTCGTGTCACGAATATCTCGGCCAGGTGAACTCTCAACCAAAGTCATGCCGCTGGACATAAACGTAGTGGTACGTTTCGAACCCAGGGAAAATGCATCACCTTCCCCGTCGATATCTTCAGGAAAGCGGTCATAGTCAGTTAACGCCACGCTTTTATAGTCTGACGACGACATAATGTTGACTGACGGCCAGCCCAGTTTGAGATAGTTACCGGCCCGGAATGTGCGGTCGTGAACGTTATTGTCGTTACGACGGGGACTGAGTCGCGATTTTACTTCCGGACTACACCGGAATGTGCGATCGAGGCGTTTCTTGGAATGTTCACGCGCTTTCTCTTCGGAGACCTGAATAACCAGCATGTCAGCGGGATCACAAACGATGTTGTAGACAATCCAGCCATCAATCAGGCCAATCGTTTTCCCGGTTCGGGCCGGTCCGACAAACACCACCGCATCATATTCACGGGATGCCAGACAATTCATCGGCTCAATAATATAAGGGGCCAGATTGGGGTCCCATGGTACGGAGTTACCCGCCCCCATCGGCACACGCATATATGAGCTGACCGCATCGGCCACCTGCATACGACGTGGGGCACGAAGAATACCGGAGACATCGCGGCGTATCCCCTTGGCAGATGCCCGTTTTGTCATCAGTCCTCCTCTGGCTCATCCTCCTCTGGTTCAGCGTCCATTACTTTTTGGGCAACCTGATCGCGCAGGTCATCAATCACGCTTTGCACGCGTGATACCGCAACCGGCGTAAGTGCACAGTCGCGCTCAAGAATGTCCGGAAGTGTTTCAAGTACCATGACGACGGCTTTCGCCATCATTGAAAATTCACGTGCGACGTCTTCGGCGGGAATAAGTTGCTTGGTATCTACTTCAAATTTCAACCGCTCGTTTTCTGCTTTCCAGTGAGCGAGGCGATCAGGGGGTGTCATCTCTTCAAGATTCGATGAGGAAACCGTCGGGATCATTAATTCTGTCAGAATATCGGTGACAAGATACAACTTAAGTTTGCTGTTGCTTCCCTGGGCGGGACTGACATTTTTTAGCCTGGTAGCGACGGTCTGGCGGTGTACGCCAGTAATCCCGGCAAGCTGGTTGATATTGAGTTTTAAAGCAGCGATTTCCTGGTCCATGATGGTGAACACTTTTTATACGATTCGACATCATTGAAAATCCGACATCTGGAAAATCAATAACCTGTGCACATGATGATGATGACTATGAAAAATGAAAACTAGCCGTTTTCCGCGAGTCCGCCGCCCCGTGGTAGCCTCCCCCTCCGGGAGGACCCACAAATGATAATGAATATCATTTGGCATAAAGTCGATAGAAATCGCCTCCATTAGGCATTTAGACATCCAGACGTCCATTAATACCCTTCTAACTTTCGATAATGACATTCATTCGCATTATCAAAGCCCCTCGCGATGTGAAAGCCTTCTGTAATGCGTGCGTCTACAGTGCAGATGGAGACAGCTCCCCTTCTTCGAACCATGCGTCTACAGCTCGCCCGTCTGCTGCACGATAATGAATAAGGTACTGATTGGGGCCATGTGTATATTCAGCTCGAGCTTTGATATGCCCTTCTTCATCACTGATAGTGACGGTTACCACCTGACCAAGTTCATGTTTAAAGTTCATTGGGTATTACCTCTTTTTGCATATAAAAAAACCTCGCAGATGCGAGGTTATCGTTCTTCTTCTGGTAATAAAAAGCCCCGCTATTGCGAGGCTTTCAATTTCAACGTTATATTAGATGCTTTAATCATCTCTTCTTAAAGTAATAGAAACAGACTCACCACGCCCTGCAACACCACCGTAGTGATCAAATGTCCCTTCATGCTCAAGAATTGCCACGATAGCCGCGGCCTCACTATTGTTTAAGCCTAATTCATCTGAAACTTCATCTTTTAAATCTGTTAAATTAACAACTTTATTTCCAATATTTTCCAATCGAGTTAGCATATCATCCCACTGTTCGCTAGAAACAGTAAATTTTTCTGCTGACTCATTGAAGCCAACGGTAGGGTCAATTATTACACCTTCGCTGGTTCTTTTATATTGAAAAATGCCCGCTTGCCCACCTTGATGCACACCCAGAGTTTGAAGTACTTTCACGTCAACCACCTCCCTTTAATGAACATAAAAGATACTATCCTGGTAAGTGATTTTTAAGCAATGGCTTCGGATGATTTCTCCCTATGATAGACATTATCAAGCCACCTATTGAAGTGGCTCTGTAATGCCTAGTGATCTTTGGTAAATGACGTTACACCGAGTTCAGCAAGCTGATGCTTTACCGCACCAATGCGTCGGCTAAGCTCACCAGTGACGCTATTGCGTACTGCATTAACAAAGGCACCATCCTGATAACGACTTTGAATCGTGATGCCTAGCCCCTATCCACGAACGACGATTGCGCGTTGTACTTCGAGCTCCCTAAGCTGTTCGCATAAGATTGAAGCGGCGTTAACATTATTGATGTTCATTTCTCTGCACCTTACCGCAGTTAGTCTGCACTGATTTGTTATGCGCCAGAATGTCGCGTTTGGTCTGCTTATCCAGCACGTCGATATCGTGGTCAGTCAGGTAGATGATCCGCACCCAGCTGCAGGCGGTATCGATCACTTCAGGTTTTGCGGGTAAAGTTCTCGCGCAGCTCCCGATCAACATTATCATCAGGCATATGGCTGACAGTTGTTTGTGCATCGCTGGCCTCTTTCATGACTTCCGCCTTACGTTCTGCCGCGGCGACAGTAGCAGCGGCGTTTTCTTCGGTACGCTGCTGATCGGCTTTAGATTCTGCCTTGCTTGTTCCGCGAGCATGACCAATGCCGAACGCGCCAGCGATAGCACCCAGGATTACAACCACCAGCCCCGCGATAATTTCAAAGCTCATTGCCGCGTATCCTTCAGTTCGTCGGCCTTCTCTTTCAATGCTGGCTGGCGCACGTATTGCGAAAGCACCGCCAGCACCACCAGTGCAGGGCTAATCAATGCCACGATGTTTGGCGGCAGGAGGTTTTTAATATCCGGCGGCAGCACCGCCCAGGCGTGCAGCGCAGCATCCGGGAACGACTGCGCCCACATGCCAATCAGCGCGCCGATAGCACCCAGCTTTACAGACCACGTTTTCTGCAGCAGGCTGGCATGGCCAACGAACTCCAGCCGGGTATATTTGCGCAGCAGTAACAGAACGAGCACAGCCACCAGCACGAGCAAAGCGAAGATGATCATCTTCATAGCACGCGCTCCTTAACCCAGCCGTAGAGAAAATCCTCGTTGGCTTCGCGGCCCTCCGCCAGTTCGAGGTATCTGGCGCCCTGGCTGCAGTTCAGTGCTCTCAGCAGAACCTGCTCACCCTCTTTCCCGCGGGCTGAAAGATATCCCTTAAGCGCGGTGATGGTTCGGGGGCCAATGGCGCCATCCGGGATCAGATCGGGGTATAGCTTCCCGCGCATGTTCAGAGCAGTGAGCCAGCGCTGGAAAAACTTACTGGCGACGCTGGGCCCCATATTCACGCCAGTGTCGCAAAGCTCATCTGCCAGTAACGTAGATAGAGCTGCCACCTGGTCGAACCGGGGGCCAGTCCAGTAATCGCTCAGCAGGATTTGCTTTGCTGTTTCCCTGGGCAGGTTTCGCATATCACCGGTGTAGCCATGTGCGCGAGCTGTGGTTTGCGTGATGCCCCAGCGGGTTGGCCCGCCTTTATCAGAGGGGTGATCGACATAACCACCCTCTTTTCCGAGGATCCCCTCGATAATCTTTTCTGCTGTCATTGTGCTTTCACTCCGGTAATTCGTTCCCAGAAATACGTGAGCGCTACGGAACCCATAGCGCCACTGATACCGGCAGTGGCCAGTATCATGTAAATACTCAGGCCACCTTCAATGCTGATGAGCCCACCAATGACCCCGGTAAACGCCGAAACCACAATCTGCGCAAAAGCATTTATCCAACTCCATTTCGCTTTGCCCTGCTTCACATCCATCAGGAATCGGACAAGGCCGCCCCAACCAGCAATGATCAGCAGAGCCAGCCAGGTGATTCCGGCCATGCTCTCTTTGTCTTGCATATGCTTTGCCATAGGTTCACCTCCGGGTTAACGGGGTGCTGTGTGTTTGAAAGGGTCAGGCCCATCGGGCTGATTTAACAACGAGCCGTATCGATGATGATTCCCGTGAGCCTGAAACGAAAAAGGCCCGCGAATGCGCAGCCCGTAATTGTCGTGGCGGAATTTTTTAATTGGCGCTGGAACACCACCAGCGGCTGAATCCTGACCCACCAGATACAACAAAGCCCACGCATAGGCATGGGCTCAGGTAAATAAAGAGTGGTGCCGACTACCGGAATCGAACTGGTGACCTACTGATTACAAGTCAGTTGCTCTACCTACTGAGCTAAGTCGGCATTGGTCCGCCATCGAGGCCTCGAACCCCGTACTAAAACAACATTGAGGTTGCTTGCTCTTCCCGATGAGCTAATGGCGGTTTGGTGGCCCTTGCTGGGTTTGAGCCAGCGATCGGGCGGTTATGAGTCGCACGCTCTAACCGCTGAGCTAAAGGGCCGGGTGCGAGATGATACATAAGTCAAACTACCCACGCAACATACATGGTTTTTATGGTTGCTTTGCATCCTGTCTGGTATCGTTAAATAGCCAAAAGTAACTATACAGAAAAGGATGGATATGTCTCAAACAAACAAGCCGCAAGGTGAAAGCAAACCTCAGCAGCCTGCAACTCAAAAACCAGTACCATCTCAGAGCACAGCTGACTTTGCGACGAAACGCGTATTCGTCGGAGATTCTGCTGATTCAGTTAAAGAATACTTAAAAAAACAGCAGAAATAAGCATTGCCACCACTGGGGCGAGGATAGTAAACATCCTCGCCTTATCTAAACAATTGCGGATTTTTTCATTCTGTAAAAGTAACTCATTGGCTGTATCGTTAAGATTAGCAAGCCGGTATCGCCTAATCAGAGGTAAGGGGGTTGCTTCCCCCATGTACCCAGCATCAAAGAATATCTGATAACTAGCTTCCTCAATATCTTTGAAGCTCTGAGTATAAAGACATTGCGGTGGTGCATATATCAGGCCTCTCATTTTTACTGACAACCCTGAGTGAACTAAGTAAATAGCGCACCATGTCCATAGAACCGTAAAAGTTGCTATACCAGCTGCGAGGAAATCAAAGCTCGTTTGTTGTGTAAGGAGTAGAAAAGAAGAACCAATTCCGACAATCTGAATACTCAGAAGTTTGTAACCATTTTCGACGTTTATTTTATTGGACGCTTGAATCTCACGAACTACTTCCTCTCCCTGCTTCTCAAGAAAGTCCACGAGTTTATCGTCAGCATTCAAAAAGTAATCAGGAGGTAGATTTTCCACTTTCATATCCTTATATCTCTCGATGCAATGATCTTACCTGAATACCCTTACCAAACGAACCATCGCTACCAGAAAAAAACCCCGCCGAAGCGAGGTTGGATAAAAACAGTTGCTTAATTTCGATTAAATCAACCCTTCCTCATTAAGAAAGGAGAAGCCTTTTGAAGTAATAGAAGTGGCGAGCCAATGAGAATCAGCTTTTGACTGCACTGCTGTAATGTATCCCAGCTGGTATAGCTGTTCTATAGCTGAATCAATTTTGTAGGGATGCTCAAAAGGGAAGCTGGTATGTTGGACCGGCACTTTTAAGTTGGGGTCCGTCATGAGAATCATGATTTCTTTATGATGCAGGGTAATAGCCATGTCTAACTCCTCTTTGTGGGGTTAACACGTATTTTACCATGCTTTAATGGACCATTTTGGAGTGGCTATTTTTCGCACAAAACCCGCTTTTAAGCGGGTTTTTTTGGTTCTGCTGCTCAGTTCGCTTTAACGTCCCGAGCCTATCACAATTCAAGCAGTTTCTGGCTCACTTTGCAAGTAAAATCTGTCGCCATTTGTGCCGAATGCGTCACACATTGGTGCGTAAAGCATCGATTCTGCTAAACTTAGCCATGTATCAACTCTGCGTCTGCAGGTCATAAAGCACCAGTCGGGATGCTTTTCATGGAGCTTTTCCGCTATGCGGCGTTTGCTCTTCCGTAACCGGTAATGCTCCACCAGCAGGTGGTAAAGTTCTTTGTGACCACCCGTAATGAGGACTACCCCCAGTACCTTATCAATCCGCAGTCCTTCATCGTCTGTGCAGAAAGCCAGACCGCTTTTGTTTTTCCCCGCGAGTATTTCACGAAAAAACGCCTCAAGCTCTGGCTTCGAGATGCCTGATTTTTTCATACGGCGCAAAGCATCCTTTATAGCGGTCTTCGTTATCTTCCCTGACGCCAACAGCTGATTGAACATATTTCCACCACTACCGCCGCCGATGTAGGACCAGCGGCCCCACATACGCAGCTTCCCTTGTATCCAGATGCTTTCCAGAGTGCGGAGGCGAACCATTTCACCTTTTTTCCCAACTTCAGACGGATTAATCATTGGATATTCACCCCTTTTATCTGGCCCGTAATCATTTCAATGCTGTTGTTACATTCGTTTCCCCAGCGGTCCCATCCTTTCCACTCTTCCCTAGCGAATAGTTCGATCCGTTTCACATCGCCGTATAATTGCTCCAGTCGGTTCCTTACCTCCCACGGCGGATCACAGTAGATAAGATCGTAATTCATGCGGCCCTCTGCTTTTTCAGTTCGCGGGTTTTACGGCGGTATTTAGCCGCTATGTTTTCCAGGTCTTCTTTTGAGTAATGCTTCGCTTCGTGTGGGCCTTCCAGCCATTCCACCAGCGGCAATCCATACCACTCGATCAGCGTTTCCCTGTAGCGGGCATGTACAGTGGCATTCTTTGCAGCGAACCGACCCGATCCACCATTACAGGCTTTGCACTGCCGGTAAGCATTCTTCTCTTCAAAGCGCAATTCAGGACGAGCACCTACCCCCATGAAATGACCGCAATCCCACTGGCCGCCAAAGATCATAGGTGGGTGATAAGTCCCGCATGATGGGCATGGTTTCCCCTCGTCGCGTTCACGGATAAAGGCATTAAAGGCTGACTGAGCTTTTTTGATGTAGTCGCCACGGGTAAGCAGCGCCTTTTTGCGCATCTTCAGCTTGTCCTTCTGTTCCGCCTCCGCTTTTTTTTGTTTCAGCGCCCTGTTGTAGGCTATAGCACAGAGCGGGCCACAAACCTTTTGCAGGTTGCGGGCCGGAGTGAAGGTTTCACCACAGCTGGCGCACTTCTTCGGTTTGTACGTTTTCACCTTTGCAGGCGCTGATTTCTTCACTGTTTCATCCCCCGGTGAAATACCCATTCGAATACTTCTGAGCCGTTAAGCAGCAGATCATTAAAATCACCCTGCGCAGGCCAGCGCACAGAGACACTTTCCAGATCATTCTTCGCGTGCAGATTCGCCGCAGCGCATTCAAAAGCAGCGGCATGCCCTGCCGCGTTGGCGTCAGAGTCAGCAAAAATGATGAGGTTCTTTACCCCGGCAGGAACGCGGAATTTCTTCATGAAGGCGGTATTCATCGTCGCCCAGGTGTTGCACTTCGTGATCTGGTGGCAGGCCAGAGCCGTTTCGATCCCTTCAGCAATTCCCAGCGTTGAGGATATTGGGAACATGCGAATAGCAACGGATTTGGCATACTCTAAATAGCTATCCTCCTGCAGTTTCATCATCTTCTTGGCTGCGCCGCCTGTTTGCGCCTTCTTATCACCATCAAGCAGGGTGCGGTGCAAATAACACAATTCCCCGCGGTCATCTGTCGCCAGCGCATAAATAGCCTGGAGGTTCTTTCCATCTACTGGTTGTTTATCGCAGTACTTGATGCTCTCTGCTGGGAGGGAGTTAATACCGCGCCCCTTCAGGTAGCTATCTGCACCGGTACCACGGAGAGGGATGAGCTTCGAAAACTTACGGCTGACTTTGTCACGTTGTTGTGCCAGAGATGTACGCACCGGATTTAATCTGGTGCGATCCGAGGAGTAGGTGTTTCCGATCATCCTGTCTATTTCCGAGGCCAGAACCTTAAATTCTTTGCCAGTCTTGGCAGTCAGCAACGCCCAGCCATCGCCAGAGCCACAAACGCAGATATATGATCCCGTGCCGTCTTTATCATCGCAGCGAAATTTCCCTGTACGGCCACAAAGAGGGCACTCTCCTTTGAGATGGTTTTTCCCGGTAATACCTGGGAGGCCATAGTATTTGTATATTTCCGCCCAGCGACCAATCGCAGCTTGCTTGGTATTCATGCGGCATCTCCTTCTTTCTCTTTTCTCTTCGCAAAGGCGATCTGTTTTGATTTGATGAAATTCGTTACTTCAGGCGTGATCTGTTGCGGGGTGTGATGTAACCCCCGAGGCCATACTGAAAACTTTTGTTTGTAGGTATGCGCACACCATCCATCACTGACCGGGCGTCCCTGCGCTGCACGGGTACGCTGATAAAAAAGAATCTGAGACCACCAGGATTGCTTCTGCTCAGCGGTATATTTGACTTCCGCTTTGCTTACCTTTTTCAGCCCACGGGATTTATCTGTTTCCACGTCTTCCCCGGCGAGCGGTTTAAAACCACATTTCGGGCAGATGTAAATCCCGACTGGTTTGACGTAGTGGCACTGGCTGCATTCTTTCGGCAGCTTTTCCGCTTCATCAGTCTTTACGGCTCTCAGTGGTGCGTCTTCCATGCCATCAGACGATGAAGGGAGATAGTCGTATTCAATGTCGTCGGGATAGCCCAGCTTATTAACCGTGCCTGTGTGGTCGAAGATGAGGCAGTGATCTTTACCAGGGGCGGCACGCAGGCCACGCCCCAGAATCTGAATCCAGCGCATTTCGCTTTTGGTTGGCCGGGCAAAGATAATGCAGCGAACATCACTATCAAAACCGGCTACCAGAACACCAACGTTAATGATGATTTTGGTTATGCCCTGTTCGAAGCGGCGGATCGTGAGCTGTCGTTCGTCGTGCGGTGTGCTGGCTGTCATAACTTCAACCGTCACGCCAGCGCTGGCAAATTCAACCGTGACAAAATTGGCGTGGGCGACATCGACGCAAAAACAAATCGTCGGGCGGTCTTCGCCGTTCTCCAGCCAGTTTTTCACAATGTCGCCTACCAGTTTGGCTTCGCTCATCACCTGGCTGAGCTGGTTTTCTTTGTAGTCGCTGCCATAGCCTGCTACGTATGACGTTTCCACTTTGGACAGGTCAGGATGCGAAGGCGCATAGAACTCATATTTGCTCAGTGCACCAATGGCGATCAGCTCCTTCATCGTCGTTGGCTTAATCAGGCGCTGGTAGTAATTGCCCAGGAACTTAGCGAAAGGCGTACCGGAAAGGCCGATTACCTTCGTTGCTGTGTTGCGAGTGAGATTGTCGATAACCTCCAGCAGTTTTTTGCGCTTCAGGTGGGCTTCATCAACGATCAACAGGTCGATATTGTCCGGGAACTCACGGCGAATCAGCGTATCTGCACTGGCAATCTGGATCAGCGCTGTGGGGTTGTATGACGGGTGATCGCGCCAGACATAACTGATTTCTTCGCCAGGAAGGCCGTATTCCATGAATCGGGCTGCGGTCTGGTCCAGTAGAACCGTGTACGGAGCCACAAACATTACGCGCATTTCACGGCTGACAAAGCCATCAGTGATCAGCGCAGCTATTGCTGTTTTGCCGAAACCTACAGGGGCGTAGAGCATGAAGGAGTTATTCTGTTTCCAGGCGCTGCGCAGCATGTTTAACGCGACGACCTGTTTTTCGCGGGGCTGGATGTTAAGCATTAGCAGTCACCTCACCGAAGGCCATAGCCACCAGCTCGGCGATGACAAACTTAGTGCGCTGACGCTGAACCGACAACGTAACGGTTTTGGTCCCGTCTTTGCGCTGGCGGCCTTTAAGAAAACCGCCGTGAATGTGTCGAATAAAATATTCAGAGTTAGCCAGGCGCGGAACACTGCGTACCCGTCCGAGGTTGCTGACTTCGTAGGCTTTGGAATACGGCTCAACCGGAACCGGGGCCCATTTTTCGTTAGCGTCTGAATAAATCATTTTGGCTCCTTTTGGATATCTAAACGTCTGGACTTCCAAGAGACGTTTTCAACCCCATACAGTGATCTATCTGTTAGATCGTTCTCTTCTGGTAAAGCTGTTCCAGCCCTTCGGGCTAAAACCCAACACCGCCCCCTTTCCCCCAACCCAGATTCAGAAAATCAAACCCTGGGTGGGAGCGACGTATATCCCCTAACCGCTGGGGTATACCTCGTGCAAAACTCTCGCAATCTGCGGTTTGCCGTCCGTCGTGCGGCGTTCTGCTGCCGGAATGACACCGGCTCTGCATCAAACGCTTCCTGGTACGCCTGCGCATACGCCATCGCGATTTTTTCCCGCATACCTGCCGGGAGTGTTGCCAACTGCTCTTTAATCCACGGGGCGTCCTCACGAGCAAAAACCGTGGGCATAGTCACGTGGAAATATTCGTCCTGATACATAAGCCCTCCTGCTTCACTTCTGTGAGCCGGGCAATAGACTAATTAGTCTGGCGGTCGGGAAACCTCATCAGGGGCGCAGAAAACCCGGAATAACAGAGTCAGGTGCTCCTGCCATTTGGTCATAACCTGGTAGCTGTTCTCTTCAATTTGAGCGCGTTCGGCAGCATCAATAACACCATCAGCAGTAGCTTTTCGGATGTACTGCGAGTGCCTGCCAATCCATTCAATAGATTCCATCAGACGCTGGTTGATATCGGCGTTATCGATATCTTCCACATCAGCTAGCGGCACAAAGAGCCCATTGGAGTGACGAGCAACGGCATTTGCGATGTGATTTGAGCCACCAGCAGCTTGTAAAACCATCGCCCAACCCAGAGGGAAGATTTGATCGCCGTTGGTCCGAAGCCGGTTATGCAATGGGTCGGTAGCCGGAGTTACGTCATCGGACTTATAAACCCCGAGAATTTCAGCAGCTTCGTCATATCCACCCGATAAATCAGCAATAGTTCTTCTTATCGCGGCCACCAGCCATGCAGGCTGGCGTTCTACTTTCCATTCAGGTTCATTACCCACGATTTCACCTCTTGAGTTGTGGTTATGATTAAGCAGCAGAAGTAGTAACCTGAGTCTTGTTGTCAGGGAGCCCATCATTGGGGTTCGGATAGATATCAGGCCGTAGCTGATGGGGAGTAACAATCCACCCGCCAAGTTCGCATAGCTGCAAAACGCGCTCAGATGGGACCTGATCGTTAATGACCCAGTTGGCTACTGACTGGGTAGACTTGAAGCCAAAGCTACGCGCGACCTCTGATAAAGACCGCCCTGCTGCCTTAATCGCGGCTTCGGTGGGTGAATTGGACATGAGAGACTCCTCTAGTTGATAGAGGAATAATACTACTTAAAGTAGAAAGATCAACTACTGAAAATAGAAATGACGAATTACTGCCAATTACGTAATCTTCTACCTATGGTAGAAGAACAAAAGTATCCAGATTTTGCCGCCCGCCTGAATGGGCTGATTTCTATGAGCGATATCTCAATCACTCAGTTATCAGAAAAGACTGGTGTAACCTATGAGATGGTTAGGCGCTATACGCTTGGGACGGCAAAACCAAGAACTCCAACAATGCGGAAGCTTTCTGCAGTTTTGGGGGTGGACGCGGCATATCTTGAGTATGGCGTTGGTAAACCCTCGGAGGGTGAAGCGGTGAAGTCTATTGCCAGCAATCCATTGCAGGATGTTTATCGCGTTGAAGTACTTGATTTAACAGTCAGTGCAGGCCCCGGAAACTACATGATTTCCGACTATGTTGAAGTGCTTTACGCTATTGAGTTCACTACAGAGCATGCGCGGGTGCTCTTTGGAAATCGTGATCCTGCAGATGTTAAGGTTATGACCGTTAACGGCGATAGCATGGCCCCTACCCTTGTGTCGGGCGATCGGCTGTTCGTTGATGTATCGGTTCGGAATTTTCAGACTGATGGCGTCTACTCATTTGTTTATGGGAAGACTTTCCACGTTAAGCGCCTGCAAATGCAGGGTGATAAGCTGGCGGTTCTGTCAGATAACCCAGCTTATGAGAAGTGGTACATCAACGAAGATACCCAAGATAACCTTTATGTGATGGGTAAGGCATTGATTCATGAATCAATAAAATATAACCGGCTATAAGGCTCTTTCGACCGGGGTCTGTAGCTTTGCAGATATGTTTATAATCAAGGATTTAACATGGAAGCTTCAGCCTTACCAATCAACATAAACTCACTTGGCGACCTTGAAACTGTTTTTAACAGCTTAATGGCAGGCGAAGACATACGCATTGAAAATATTAAGCTAAATTTTTTCAATAGCATTGATTTCAAAATCTATGGCGATGAAAACAAATACAATGGTACATTGCCATCAAGTCTTGCTCAGGGTATCTGTGAGTTTCAGACAGAAATGTATAAAGTTTATACTCTGATAAAGTATAAAACTTCAAACTTACAGAAATTAACCATAGAAGATCGTGAAGCTGCTGAGTTAGTTTTCACCATTAATCCAGGTTGCACCGAGATAATCGCCTCTTTAAAAGAGTTGTTTGAAGCTTTTGGTGAAGCATTTGCAAAGGTAACCCAAGGTATGAGCCCAACACAGAAGACAATGTGTTTCCTGTTTGCTCTGGCCGTATTAGGCGGGGGCTGGATCGGCACGTCATACCTTGAAAGCAAGGCTAGCATTGAAGAAAAGCAGCAAGAAATTCAATTAGAAGATGTAAAGCAAAAAGCTGAAATCGAAAGGATGACTCTTCTTAAAGATGGAATGCTTTCTGCAATTAAAGAGCATGCCGGAGTAGATACCATTGAAAGAGCAGAAGGCATTCAGGAACATACAGCAAAAGCATTTACGGGCGTCCTGAAGGGCGCTTCCGATGCCACCCACATAACGATAACGGGTGTGGATAAAGTTGAGCTGACTCACAACGATATCCAAGAAATCATCAAAAACCCTATTGAAAAAGCTAAATCTGAACAGCTTACTCTTGAGGTTTTAATAGATAGCATCAAACGCTCTGCGGACAAGCTGACTCTTAGTTGCCACGAACCGACTGGAGAAACGTCCTTTCCTATTTATGTTGATACTAGTTTCATCAATGATCCAGATGAAATAGGTATAATCTTTGATGCTATGAAGGGAAATAAAACAATAAAAATATTAGGAAGTTACAAGGTAAGGTCTGGTGTTATTGAGCAGGGAAATGCCTCAACAATATCTCATCCGTAGGCTGACTTCCCGGCGAGCATGTTACGCCGGGTAAGCCCTAAAATTTTCCATCCCTCACAAGCCTGGCTGCATCTCGCAAGACACCTTTGTGGATCGTGTTGCCCACCTCCCGGCGCTTCTTCTCCAAATATTCTGCCATCGCGGCTCGGTTGACCTCTTCGCCTTTCAGTATTAGCCAGATTGCGGCTTCACCGACCTCGCCAGCTATGAATGCGGGCCGCTCAATTTCCCAATCGCTTTCCATTTTGCAACCCTCACTGGTGTTTTTTTAACCATAACACACTGTAAGCGTAAAAATAAATTCAACTTTAAATCAATGACATGATAAAACAACACTACATTTTCTACTTTTGGTTGTTGATATTTTCTACTTTAAGTAGGAACATCTATCCATCAACGGCGGACAGATACCCAACCGTAAACGTTACGACAGGGGTCCGCTGTAGCAATACCGCTCTTTAACAATCTGCAAATTTACAGCGTCAATGACCTGTTTAGACCCCTACACGTAAACGTGGCGTAGCACCAGGCGCGATCCGGTTGGTGTGAGGTTATCCCCGCGCGAGAGCGAGAACGGCGTGAGAATGGGCAACACTGGTGGGTAGTTGGCGCTGATACAACTGAGAGGAGTAACGATTATGAAGTAGTAACGCGGATAGACCGCCTATACAAGCCGCAGTCATGATGTGGCCCCGAGTCTCCGAGTAGAGAGCCAGTCGCAGGTCCGAACTGCGACATACCGCTGGTGAGGGTTAATGAGGAAATGGGTATGCCGGTATCAGGCAGTGCTAACGCCAAAAGCACACCGGTTACAGCTGAGGGGGAGCTTTGACGAACCCGAGATGACGTCTCAAGGGCATGAGCGCGGCCACTGCGGAGTGTGGCAGGTACAGATTTATTCCAGCCTCTTTGTGCGAGGATGTTGGGCTAAATGCATCAATAATAATTGAAACGCCCTTGTTCAGGGCGCATAAAGAGATACTATTTTACCATAACTGATATAATTACTCGATATTCAGCGTTTTAAGAAGAAAACTTCTGAATGAGTCACCATCAACTGGATATTTTTTTCGATTATCGGAAAAATACCATTTTCCATTCCCATTGGAATCAAGCAACAAAAATATATTGTCATATGCTTTAACCAATTTCAAATCGTTTACATCAATATCGATTAAACCATTGTGAGGGTATTTAAGACACCCTAATGGATCAAAAGTTATATTTATGTTTCCAAGCGTGAGGCTAAAGTACTTAGCTGTATAAAAAAGTGGGGTGTTGATTCCACGTGTAGTATCAGATAATTTTTTATCAAATATATTTATTTCAAAAGGGGTTCCAGAAACCCAATTGGTAATACTTTTGATTAAATTCTCAATAGAGGACAAGTATAAATCAACAACTTTTTTAGCATTATCTATTTTTTCCTTAAGCTGAGCATCCTTCTCTTTGTCTTCTGAAAGTTTGGCCTCGGTATTCTCATTGAGTTTTTGTAGAAATCTATCTTTATCAACCATACACAGCCTCTTAAATTTATCATGTGAAGGTATCTACATTGTACACCATTATGAATAGTACCTTAAGTTACATTTTCCAATATGAATAATCTCTTTTGCTCAGAGATTTGCTTTACATCTTGGCGGTCACCCGGGCTTCCACCAATCACAACAGGAGGAAGAGGATAATGTTCTGATGGGTAACCGCCCTTTTTCTTCTATGTGTCCGCTCCCGGTGTTGGTCGGGCTTCCCTCCCCGGCGCGGGTTCAACTCCTGCCGGACACCTCATTATTCGGTGATTTATATGACCTTCCGTAACGTTAATTTCCCCTACGGCGACCTGATGCGCGTCCCTCGTGGTGTGCAGGCTGTTCGCAACCCCAAATCATTCGTTCGATTCTGGCGGCAGAGCTGGCTGTACAGGCTTCTTACCCAGAAAGGCGATCCTTGCTGATAACTGGAGATAATTATGTCCGAAACCAAAAACACCACGCCGTTTAGCCAGCAGCTGGCGTACATCAACAAAGGCACCCTTGATGCCGAACTGACCGAAGCGCTGGCCGAAGTCATCAAGGCTGTACGTGAAACGGGTAAAAAGGGAGCTGTGACCCTTACCCTTAACTGTTCAATGCTGAATACCCGCGACGAAAACACCATGAAGGTCACGCCAAAAGTAACCCGCACTATCCCGGAACTGGACCGCGCCGATACCATCATGTTCTCTACCGCTGATGGCGATCTGCTGCGTGATGACCCGGCGCAAGTTCAGATGGATTTGAAAGTTATCGAACAAGCACCACAAGCTGCCCCTATTAAGCTGGCTCAGTAATCCCACCCTCTTTTTCAACACACCTCTCTAAAGGAATTATTCAATGTCTCAAATTGAAGGCTCTGCCGTGCACGACATCCGCGATCTGGTTGCTGCAACGCTGAAAACTAATACCGACATCCCGTCCGTCGTCGTCCCGGATGGCTTCGATATCAAATCGCTCGAAAGCCTCCAGATTGCCCCGTCTCGTATTCGCCAGAATACAAACCTGATTTCCCCCGGTTCGCTAATCGCATATATCCAGCGATTCCGTGATACGCGTTCTGTTGTTTTCGCCGATAAGACCAAAACCCGGATCGTCGCGGTGCTGGACTTCCACCAGGACGCCGATAACCCCCACTGGGGAATGCACAAAGCAGTTTATGACTGTCCTTTCTCTGACGAATGGAAGGCCTGGTCTGCAGCTGATGGTAACAAGATGAACCAGATCGACTTCGCCGAGTTTCTGGAAAATAACATCCAGAACGTCGCGCCTGTTGGCGATAACTACTCTGGCCCGTCAGGTACCGAGCTATTGGAAATGGTTCTCGCATTCCAGGAGACCCGTAAGGTTGAGTTCAAGTCGGTTAAGCGCCTGCAGGACGGAACCTGTCAGTTCCAGTACAGCGATGATAAATCCGGCTCAGGCAATACCAAAATCCCGGAAAAAATCAGCCTGGCAATTGCGCCTTTCCATAATGGCGCACCGTACCAGATTGATGCGCGCATTCGCTACCGCCTGCGCGACGGTCAGTTAGTCCTCTGGTATGAGCTGATCGAGCCGAAAAAAATCATTGAGCACGCCTTCCAGGAAATCGTAACCGACATGGAAAACCAGCTCGGCGATGACCTGCCTATCTACGAAGGTTCCATCTAACCCATCCATTCCGTGTGTTGTTTTATGCGCCTCCATGTGGGGCGCATAGAGAAGCACTCCCTAATTCAAAAAGGTGACCATATGCCCAGCTTAGGCCAGCTCTATAACGATAAAGAATCCGGGTTAACTACCCGTAAAACCTATAACGTCCCGATCGCCTCAATTTACGCGGAAGAAGGTTACAACGTTCGCGAACTGAATCAGGCGCATGTCGATGAGTTCCGCGATGCGTTTATTGCCGGTGAATATATTCCGCCGCTGGCCGTAGAAGTTACTGAGCGTGGTGTGAAGGTGATCGACGGCCACCACCGTTATCACGGTGCGCTCGCCGCAATCGCTATGGGACACGATATCGTGCGCCTTGAGTGCAAAGATTTTGTTGGTACTGAGGCCGATAAGATCGCGTTTATGGTGACTAGCTCGCAAGGGCTGGCACTTACTCCCCTTGAACGTGGTGCGGCTTATCACCGCCTACAGAATCAGGGATGGAGTCCGGCAGAGATTGCCGTAAAAGTTAAGCGTTCAGAGTCCGATATCCTTCAACATCTCCAGCTTCATGAATGCACCCCGTATATCAAAAAACTGGTTCGCGATGGCTCTATGAACTATGCCATTGCGATTGGCATTTCTCGTGAACATGGCGTTTATGCAGACCGGGAAGCCGCCAGGCTGATGAAAAAAGCAGAAGCAGCCGGGAAAACGAAAGTCACAAAGAGCATCGCCAAGCCACAATTCAACGCAGGAAAGGCGCGGAAGTTTCTGGAGATCATCTCATCCTGCAAAGAGTCCACCAGCGGCGGACTGATCATTGAGGTACCACCAGCAATGCAGGCCGAAGTACTGTCAATTCTTCAGGAATTCCGCTACGAAACATCGGCACCTGGGGAAGACGAGCAAAACAATGAACAGGCCTCATCATCTGAAGAAAGTGATGCCGCATGACAGAAACTATCCTCAAATGCCCTACCTGTGGGGCTTTAGCTCAATTCTCCTGGCATGGTCATAGCCCCTATATGCGTTATGGGGCTTTGCAATGTCCGCACAAACATCATTCTGTAAAGGTGACCTACCACGCCGATAGCATTGGTGCTGCGCGATTGAATCTGATTCAACAATGGGAGGTGTTAGTAAATGATTTTCAAAATTTACCGTGATCCCATTCTGCGAAAGACATTAATCCTGGATGCAATAGTTCTGGTTGGAGCGGCATCGCTTTCTGCGCTGGGAATATGGCTGGTCAATCAATGGGTGGCAGCATGAATGTCAAATGCTTAAAAGATACCGAAGGATACTGGACTGAAGGTGAAAAGTATCCGGCCCGTGTAGTTGCTGGCGGGTTTGTTCAAGTTGGCGACGATGATGATCCCAATGGCGAAGGCTGGAGCGCTGCACCAATGGAATATCGGGAAGATGGCTCGATCGTTTATCAGGTCGGCGGTATTGAGGGGGATGTGTTATTCGAGGAGGCCAGCCATGACTGATGCCCTGACCAAAGAAATGATCATTGATGCTATGCGCAGTTCTATTGAGGGCTTCGCCTTCTTAATCGTCGATTCGCTGGAGTTTGAACTTAATCGCCAGCTTACCGACGCTGAACAGCAGGAAGTTTCCACAGTTGTTGAGCAGTTGGTTCTAACGTTTCCTGAACCATGCCCGCGCTGTGGTGTAACGTCTACGCGTCATAATGGTGAGCACTATTGCCATGCTAACAGCGTGGAGGCTGAATAAATGACTAATAACCAGTTAACCAGAGAACGACTGGAAAAAATTAAACTATGGCGTGAAACCTACGGAGCTGGAAGCAACGTAATGCTGCCAGCTGTAGAGGCTGAGGAGCTGGCCCGCATGGCATTGGCCGCAATGGACAGATACCAGGTACGCAACGAGCACGCCGAGTGGTCACAATCAACATTCGGTAATGTTGGCCCGATTGGCCCCCTGAAGCACCTTAGCAAAGAAGCACTGGAAGCCGCTGAACAGCCTAGCGACCTGTCGGAATGGGCTGATATGCAGTTCCTGCTGTGGGATGCGCAGCGTCGTGCAGGCATCACTGATGAGCAGATTACCCAAGCGATGATCGAAAAGCTGGCGGTAAACAAGCAGCGCTCATGGCCGGAGCCAAAAGACGGGGAACCAAGGCTACACATCAAAGAACGACCTCGTAAAAAAGTAGACCGCTGTGATGTTTGTACTGAAGGAGCTCGCGGTGGATGTGGAACGTGTATTTTTAACGGTAATTTTGGATGAGGTGCTTATGACTTCTACAGACTTTATGGAAGAAAAAGAAGTATTCGAATTGCTGGGGAAGAGAAAAACAGCAGTATGGCGGTTACGTAAAGATCATGGGTTCCCTCCCCCCGTCCTCACATATCCTACACGTTATAGCCGCAAGGCAGTAACGCGCTGGATAGAGGAGGGAGGTATTAATCGACAAATATGACAATTAGTAATTTAGTTACTCTTCATCATTCAACATTTGATCGAGGCTTTCCATGCATCTCGGCAAGCCTTGTAATCTTTCATGATCAAACGCAATTCTTTCTTTTTCGAGCGTGAATTTATGCGGGACCTCAATGATTTTATAAAATTCAACTGGGGTCTGTCTTTCAGAAAGGGACATCATAACACTGAAAATAGTGGTATATTTACAACGGAGCCCAAATGTGATTTCAGACAAATATATTGATGAGTTTTGCAAACCAACATCTGATACCATTCTCCACTCATCTTCATACCCCCAAGGTTTAGCCTTCCTTAAGAATATATTATGCTCAATCTCTGCCTTTGCATTTTCATCTCCGTCTAACATCCTACGTATCTGGCTAATTTTTATCTCTCTAAACTCACTCGTATAGCTAACTGGACGGATTTTATTATCAGTATTTTCAGGTATAGAATATCCTAAACAAAGCCCTTTATGATTATCAGCATAATGCGCCCACATCAAAGGACAAGTATCTTTTTTTGATAACGAAAGCACCCCTCTACTATACCCCGACAATATAATATTCCCTATTGCACTGGTTAAAACTTGATTGATTGTCTGGATATGAAAATCGTATTGTGCAAATGAAAATTCAGAATAGATATCTGAAATAATTTTTTCAGCTTCACTTTGGCTTAAAATAGAAATTTTTTCAGCGGTTACCGGGCCTTTATAACGTAGATTTTTTGCAGAAGCCTTTAATTTTTTTTCAGAGTTACGCTGAAGTAATGTTGAAAGTGTATCCCTCAAAAACCCCTCATCGTTTACATCATCTAATATTGAAACCTTGCAATCTAACGGGTCATTAAATTGGGCTGGGTTAGCAAAATACAAATAATCATCAATTATCAACTCCATACAATCATCGTTAAATTTTTTATATTTAAATAATTTTTTAGGCGTTTGCATATAGAGACCTTTGATATGTGGTTAACATTAAGTTAACTTTGTTTTTTTACATGCCAGAAAATTTTATCCGCATAAAGTTCATATGCTTCTTTCTGTTCCACCAGCCAATCGTGTTTGTTATAGACTGCCATCACTCCTCCCAACTCATGCCCGAGCATCTTTTCGGTGACGTGCGGCATAACCCCTTCCCCTGATAAATTCGTCACCAGCGAGCGCCTGAAGTCATGTGTTCGCCACTCTGGTATATCAATTTTATCCCTTAATTTTTTCATATAGAGATTTGCTGACGAGCGATCTATAGGCTTGTCCAGTTCCTGGCCGGGAAACAGAACATCATTTCCAGCATTGAGGAGCCTTTCAATAAAAGGTTTCACCTGGTCAAATACCGGGCGACGGATAACGTTACCCATCTTTGAATGTTCTGCTGGAGTCGTCCAGATAAGATCATCCATATTGAACTCACTGGCAGTAGCAAGGCGCAGCTCTGATAGCCTGGCTCCCCAAAGCAAAAGCAGCTGATGAAGCACCTTGTTAGAGGTAACGATCTTGTTGTTCTCCAGCGCCAGCCAGATTTTAGCCAACTCGGTATACGTGAGAACACGGCTACCCACATCAGGTTTTTTGCCAATGGTCTTAACGCTAAGCTTCAGGACCTCGCACGATGGGATCAACTGGCGGCTGATACACCAGTTCATTACAGAACGTAGTTGTAGAAGAAGCACCCTGGCCTTTTTGCTGTTCTTCTTTTCCTGCTTATCAAAGAAACGTACCCATGCAGAAACAGGAATGTTAACTACCGGAGCGTCCGGGAATTCTGTGTACATCGTGTTGTACACAACTGACTTGTACAGCGTCTGAGTGTTAGGTTTCAGCGTTTCAACATACTTGCTCCACCACTGATCCAGGCACTCTTTGAGAGTCAGCTCGCCATCTTCTTTGGCAAAATAATTTTTCGGGTTAAGCCCCTTGAGGTACAATTCGCGCATCTCACCGACGACTACGCGCGCCTCCTTGAGAGACATAGCGGGATAGCGGCCAATGGAGAGGCGAACGGGCTTACCGTTCCAGCGATAACGAAACTGGAATGTGATCGTGCCTGTAGGAGTTATGCGTACACTCAGCCCGTCACCATCTGTGACCTCAGCTGCGCCGCTGTATGGCTTAGCATTGATGCTACGGAGTTTGGTATCACTAAGGGCCAC